ATAGTAAAACTATCGGTCTTGTATTCCATAAGTCAGCAGTTGGTACTGTGAAGCTAATGGATATGACAACTGAGATCTCTGGTTCTGATTACGGAATCATGTATCAAGGTACTTTGATGGTTGCTAAGTATGCTCTAGGTCACGGAATCCTCCGTCCTGAGTGTGCAGCTACTATCAAGCTATCTGCTTCTTAACAACACATAGAAGGGTACTCAGCAATGGGTACTCCTTCTTTTTTTTCTTTGAGGTAAATCATGCCAAGTCATTACGGTAGGGATTCTTTAAAAATAAAGAAATCTTCTAAAAAAAAGAAAGGATTATATGCCAACATCCATGCCAAGCGTAAAAGAATCGCTGCTGGATCTGGTGAAAAGATGAGAAAACCTGGCACTAAAGGTGCGCCAACCGCAGCAAACTTTAAACGTGCAGCTAAGACTGCTAAGAAATAATGAGTGTAGCAGCAACAACAGAATTAGAAGCTGTCAACATAATGTTGGCTGCAATAGGAGAAGCTCCTATAAACACTTTGACAGGGACATTACCTGTTGATGCAAAAACAGCACAGACTACACTGGCTGAAATAAATAAAGAAGTTCAATCTGAAGGCTGGTCTTTTAATACAGAGATAGATGTTGTCTTAACAAGAGATGGTAGTAATAACGTCAACTTAGGTTCAGACGTATTAATAGTTGATCCTAATGTACATGACCATCCTGATATAGATGCGATACAAAGAGGACTAAAATTATATAACAGAAAAAAACATGTATATACCTTTGATACTGATTTAACCTGCACTATTGTTTATTTAAGAACTTTTGCAGAGATACCAGAACCTGCAAGAAAGTATGTAATTATAAAAGCTGCAAGAGTTTTTGTTGACAGGTTAGTAGGAGATGAATCTTTAAGAAGTTATACCAAACAAGATGAGATTAGAGCTAGAGCTATACTAATGGAAACAGATTTAGCAAATGCAGATCACAATTTACTAAGAGGAGATCCTAGTTTAACAAGTGTTTTTGATACCTACTCACCATCTAACGCATTAATTAGATAACTATGGCAATAGTATCAAGGTCAATACCTACATTACTAAGAGGAGTTTCACAGGCTTCAGACTCTACAAAACAAGCAGACCACTGTGATATACAGGATAATGCTGATAGCAGTCCTGTGCAAGGTTTACAAAAGCGTAGTGGTACACAATACATAGCTACTCTTGCCAACTTTTCTACTGATGCTAATGTTCATCTTCATACAATAAATAGAGATATAACAGAAAGATATATTGCTGCTTTTACAGACGGTGCTGTTAAAGTTTATGACATAGATGGCACTGTAAGAAATGTAGATACACCAGACGGAACAACATATCTAGCTACAAATAATCCAAGAGATGAAATAAAGACTGTAACTATTGCTGACTTTACCTTTGTTGTTAATACATCAGAAACAGTAAGAATGAACAATGCGTTAAGTTCATACAACACAGATTTTCTTGGCGGTAGTGTAGTGCAGTTAAAAAATCAGGCAGTAGTATTTTTTAATCAAGTATCAGATAAAACCAGTTATACAGTTACTGTTGATACTACAACTGCAACAGTAGATACAAGCAGTCATGATCCTTTAAGTACAACTAGAGTTGCTACAGACATATTACAAAAGTTATTAGGTACTAATAGTCAAACACCAACATCAGGTTCTGCATTGTCTGGTTTTACTATTAATCAAAATGGACCTGTTTTATGGATAAGAAAAAATGATGGAGGTTCTTTTACTATTGATAGTAATGACACACAAGGTAATACTCATATAACACTTATAAAAGATTCAGTACAAAGATTTAGTGATCTTCCTACGGTGTCACCTAATGGTTATGTCGTAGAAGTAAAAGGTGATGATACAACTAACTTTGATAATTATTTTGTTAAGTTTGTCACTAATAACGCTGGTAGTTTTGAAGAAGGACAGTGGGAAGAAACGTTAAAACCTGGTATTGAATTTAAGTTTAATTATGACACGATGCCCCATGTCCTGATTAGAAAGCCAGATAATAGTTTTTTATTTGCAAGAGTTGATGGTGATAACTACAGTTCAACAGCTACTAATGCTATAGGATATAGTCAATCAACAACTACAGTAACGGTAACTTTAAATAATCATGGTTTTGGTAGTGGTGATCGGGTTCTTATAGATATAACATCAGGTGGGGCAACAGATGGGTATTATACTGTCACCTCTGCTACCACTAATACGTTTACTTATACGGTTAATTCATCTGCTACATTAAGTGGTAACTGTACAGTGGCCCCTGCTTTTGTCTTACCTAAATGGGGAGAAAGAACTGTTGGTGATTTAACAACAGCACCTACTTCTAGTTTTGTTGGTAATAAGATTAATAATGTTCTTTTCTTTAGAAACAGATTAGGTTTTTTATCTGGTGATAATGTTATTCTTTCTCGTGTCTCAGAGTTCTTTAACTTCTTTCCAGAAACAGTAACGACTGTAATTGATTCAGATCCTATAGATGTAGCAGCCTCACATACAAAAGTATCAATACTAAAAAATTCAAAGACAATGGGAGAACAACTTATATTGTTTTCTGATCAAACACAATTTGTATTGTCTGCTTCATCAGATTCATTAACACCAAAAACAGCAAACGTAAACGTAGCAACTGAGTTTGAAAATGATACTGGTAGTATTCCTGTTTCTAGTGGTAGAAGTATTTATTTTCTTATAAAAAAAGGTTTGTTTGCTGGTGTCAGAGAATATATAGCCCAAGAAGATTTAACAATAAAAGATGCAGCAGATATTACTATTCATGTACCAAAATATATACCAGCCAATATATTTAAGATGGCAATTTCTACTAATGAGGATGTTCTTGTTTTATTAGGTAGTGATAATCCAAATAAACTGTATATCAACAGATGGTTATATGGAGACAGAGGAGAAAAGATATTAAATGCTTGGTCTACTTTTGTTTTTAATTCATCAAGAACAATATTAAATGTAGATTTTATTGATACTGAATTATTTTTAGTTGTAAGAAATAGCAATAATGTAGTCTCACTAGAAAAATTACCTTTTGAACCAGGCTTTGCAGAAATAAATTCTACGTTTGAATTTCATTTAGATCATAAAATAACAGAAGCCTCTACAGGGGTATCAGTAGCTTTTAACAGCAGCACTAATACAACAACGTGGACTTTGCCATATAGAACGTATGCAGCTATGTCTATTGTGGGAAGACACTTGGCATCAGGTGAAACCAGTACCTTTATTGCAGCAGCAAACCAAAGTGCTACAATTTTGAAACCAGGTCAAGTTATATCTACCACTACAACAAATACTGATGGTTCTACTACAACTGTTACAGCCACAGGAGATTATAGATTATCAAAAGTTATTATTGGTGAACCTTATGAAATGCACTATAGATTTAGTTCTCAACGACTGACAGAACAAGCAGGTGGTAGTACTGAAATAATAGGAGGTCGATTACAACTTCATCATTTCTATATAAAGTTTGAAGATTCAGGTTTCTTTAAGGTAGAAGTCACACCAGAGAATAGAGATACCAGTACCCATAACTTTACTGGTACATCTTTAGGTGCTGCTTCCAGTTCTATTGGTACAGTGAATTTAGAAACAGGGACATTTAGAGTGCCAGTAATGAGCAGAGCAGATAGAGTTAATATTGATGTGAAGAATAATACCTTCTTACCTACAAGATTAAATAGTGCTGAATATGAAGCAAGATTTCATATTAGAAGTAGGAGGGTGTAGATGGGTCATTTAAGAAAAGCTGGTTTAGAAGATCTTAGATATGTTGCCAAAAACATGAGAGAGGTAGATAAGTTAGAAGCTTTCTACCAATCAGGACAAGAACCCTTACAAGCCCTTCAGTTAACTTATATGTGCAGCAAGGTAAATATGGCAATAGCTGATGATAATGACCAACCTATAGGTCTTTGTGGTGTGGTTAGTGGTGGTGTTATATGGATGGTTGCTACAGATAAGTTGTTTGAAAATAACAAATATAAAATACAACTAATAAGAAAAGGTCGAGAATGGGTTGATAACCTGTTGAAAAAATACAAAATCCTATATAATTTTGTATATGCAGAGAATGATTCTGCTATCAAATGGTTAAAGTCTCTTGGGTTTACTTTTATTAAATATCACGAACACTACGGTATGCAGGGTAAACCATTCTACGAATTTCTGAGGATCGCATAGATGTGTGTATTTGCTGCTGCTGGACCAGGTATTTTAGGTTTAGGTGGTGCTGCCAGCAATCTTTTTATTGGGTCTTTAGGTCTTAACTTGGCTTCTGGTCTTGCACAGAGATCTGCTGCACAAGCTGCTGCTAATCAAACTTACCAATCAGCTTTGATAGCACAGGAATCAGCAGAAAAATCTTTTGCCAGACAACAGGAAGCTACAGCAGCACAGTTAAAAGAGACAAGAGCTTCATCAGCACAAGAAAAGTTAGCAGCAACCATAAGAGGATTACAAGCTCAAGGTGCTACAAGAGCTTCAGAACAAGCAGGTTTAACAGTAGGATTATTATTACAAGATCAGGAAAGGCAATCTGCTAACTTAAGAGAATCTATAAACCAAGCTTTGGAATCAGCAACAAGACAATACAGCAGAAATATACAGGGGTTAGAAGCACAGAGAGATAATAGACAAAATCAACTGCAAAGTAATATTAATCAGGCTTATAACCAAGTTCCTTCACTTGGTAGTACTTTATTAAATGTCGCCACACAAGGACTTACAACTTACACAGGGCTTATAGGTTAATGACTAACAGTTATCAAAGTACAGCTTTTAGAGGATCTGCAAGACCTGTAGATACTTTTGTAGCACCCCCTAGTGTTCAACCTAAAACTGACATACAACAGTTAGCAGAAGCATTGCAATCTATAAACCCTGCTATTCAAAGTTTTATAGGTTCTAGAATACAAAAAGAAGTAGAAAAAGAAGAAGCTGAAGGTACAGAACTAGCTATAGAAGATGCTGCTAAAAACTTTAAAGATATAACTAGAGGTGTTAAGAAAGCTGATGGTGAAGATGCAGCCAGACAACTAATAGGTGGCAGTATCTTTGCTGATCGTGCTTATCAAAGAACTAAAACAAAAATCTTGGGAAGCAACCATGAAAGTGCTTTGTTTAACAGTTATGCAACAACACAAATTGATGGTAAATTTCTAAATTCTTTTTCTCTTGAATCACCACAATTTCAAACATGGTTAGAAGGAGAAAGGTCAAAAGTTGTTGATAAATTAAATGATGTTAATCCCACCTATGTAAACAAATATTTTTTACCAAAGTTATCAGATGCAACTGCAAAAATAACAAGTCATCATATTGATCAACATAAAGAATATAACTTTGAAAAAATAAAACAAACAGCAGTACCTCTTGTTGAACAAATAATAGTTTTAAGAAATAACCCCTTTGTCGTAACACCAGATAGTGTTTCTTCTTTAATACAAGATTTTGAAAATGAAATTAATGATTTAGGTATATCAGGTAAAGAAAGATCATCTATAAATGATTTACTTATAAATGTAATAAACAGCGAAGCTCAGGCTGTAGGGCAAAGTGGAGATGGAGATAGCGAAGGTGCTGAACAAATTTTAGAAATAGCAGAATTATTTCCTTATGGTCCTAATGGTTCTAGTAACCTTTCAAAACATCCTGACTTTCAAAGCAAAGCAAATACTCTGAAAAGACAAATTGCTGATTTTGAATACAAAACAGAAAAAAGAAATGAAATTAGAAGTAAAAGGGAAAAAGAAGAAGATAGAGTAAATAGCATTACCTCATACTTTGAAGCTTTAAATAATAATGATTCTAATGCTGAACAAATTATTACTGATTTAGTAAGAAGACAACCCGATCTTGCTCCTAAAATAAGAACAAATGTAAGTGCATTAGAAGGTCCACAAATACGAACAGAATTTTTAAAACTACAAAATCAAATTCGCAATGGTGATTTTGGCTCAGAAGCATTAGCTGGTGAAGCTGTTCTAAATTTTTTGCAATCAACTTCTAAATCAAGAGAAGCAATTACACTTGCCCAAAACTTAATGAAAGAAGCAAAGCAAGTGGAAAATGGTTTGTTTACAAGTGTTAATAGATATATTTCTGAATATGACACCTTATCAAAACGTCTACTTAGAAAAGATGGTGTATCAAATGTATTAGGTCAGTTGTTTGGTGAAGCAAGCACTAAGCAAGTAAATAATAGAAATGAACTTGCTGATAATCTAAGACAATTTAGATTAGATAATCCACAAGCAAGTGAAGGAGAGATCTACAAAGAATATGTACGATTAAGAGAGATAGGATTCAAACAATTACAAACAAAAGAAAAGGAAATTGACCCTGATCCACAAAAAAAAATACCTGGAGTACCAGAAGTTTCTCCCCTTGATAATTTAGAAGCAGGTGTTTTTACCGAATCTACACAAGAAGATATTGAAAGAGAAAAAGCCTTAGATGCAGAAGAGGAGCAAGCAGAAATTAATTTTAGTAAAGACATTCGAGTGCAATCTATTGTAAAAGCAGCGAAAGAACTTGGTATTAGTCCAATACCTCTTGCAGCAGTTATCGCACAGGAATCTTCATTTAGACCCTCTGTAGTAAGCACAGACAAAGCTACAGGTAAGCAATACACAGGTCTTATACAATTTGGTCCTTATGAAATAGCAAGATACAAAATAAAACCTAATATGACCTTTGAGGAACAAATGGTAGCTGTAACCAGTTTCTTAAAAGATAGAGGTGTACAACCAGGGCATGGTGCTAAAGAAATATATGCAGCTATATTTACAGGTAATGTTTCTAATCTTGATAAAGGAGGTGCTGATTGGGCAGACTCAAACGGCACTACCGTGAACAAAGCGTTACCAAATCTTTTAAAAGGAGGATCTAAGTATAAAATGGCTATAGATTTTCTACAACAAACAGGCACATACGCACCCAAATCTAATTAATCATGCCAGGTCACACACCACTCGACAGAATAACTTCTGATTACCAAAGAAGAGTACAAGAAGGTAAAGAAAAACGTAGTGAAGTTTTTGAACAACTAAAAAAAACACCGCAATCTAAAATTATTAGAGGTGCTATAAGTGGTCCTATAAAAGCAATTAATGAAACTATAGAATTTGTAGATGATATTAAAGATTATGTAAAAGGTAATCCATACGATAATAATGATTTCTTTCCTTTACAAAATACACCTTTAGAATCTGAAGATGATCAAGATGATCCTTTTTATAAAATACCTCAAGCTATAACACAGTTCTTACTACCAATGGGTCTGATTAGTAAAGGCTTAAGTAAAGCAGGCATGGCTAATGTCTGGGCTAGAAATGCCTTGTCAGGTT